TCGCTTTTTCTTCCAATAGGTTGGATTACCTAGGAAAGTTAATCACTAATAAGGGTAAAATATCAACAAACTTCAAACTCTGGACTGATTGTCTTGAAGGTAATAATGAGGCACTGTCAAATATGTTAGCTTATAATGAAGAAGATGTTAGGCTATTAGAGGAGGTATATCTTGAGATAAGACCTTGGGTAAAACCACATCCAAACTTAGGGGTTCATTGTGATGGGTCAGTTTGTCCTAGTTGTTCTAGTGAGGATATAATAAATAATGGTAAGTATTATACGACAAACACTAACAAGTATCAATCTTACAGATGTAATAATTGTGGAGCATTATCAAGATCTATTGATAGTGAATTATCTTTACGCTCTAGGAGTGAATTAATGAGACCCTTACCATAATGCTTGACTTTTATAATAAAACAATGGTAACATCTAGCATGGAAAGTGGAAAAAAAGATAGATTTAATATAAAATTCCCAGAATCAATGACTGAAGAGAAAGTCGAATGGATAAAGGAATATGTATTTAAATTTCTCGAAAGAAATGCCTGTGAGGTTATAAAAGAAGATAATGGAAAGAAAAAGTAAGTTTAAACAGCACGACATTTACTACTTTACAGTAGCTTGGGATGGACATAATGAAGAAACTGAGGGTAGTGTTACTTACACACGAGGTGCTTTTGAAGAAGCTATTGAAGGTATAAAACATTATCTTAAACATTACAAGGCGAGGAATCCGTATGTTGCAGGGTTAGCCTTAGAACGTGGTGATTTTAGCCAGAACCTATTAAACGATAAATTGAAAAATAAACTAGAAAAGGAATGCAATGGATAGTAAAACATTAAAAATAAGAGCAAATACTGATAACAATGTTAAGTTTTTATTTGATACTCCGCTTGAAGGTACAAATGCTTATGGAGTTTATCATTTATATAAATTTGATATGGGTGGTGAAGAAGTCAGTTTATTTGCAACGGATAATTTGCATGAAAAACTGAAGGATTTTAATAAGGACGATGAAGTCAATATTAGAAAAGAAGAATATGAAGCAGGTAAAATGGGTTGGATAGTTACTCCAGCAGAAGGTGTCGTAGCTAAACCAGGTTCTTCTAATACCCAAACAGGTGGTGAAATACTTAGAGATATTGATCAAAGAACTAAAGATATTCATAGGCAGGTCTGTTTAAAACTAGCAGTTCAGTCTATGGAAAAAACCGACATATTAGATATGGATACGGTTAAGTTAAGGATGGAAGGATTATTAGGAGTGCTTGACCCAGAGGAAGCCTTGTTTTAATTATGAAAAAATCCAATACAAATAAGTTGGATAAGTTATGGTCTATTAAAATCCGAGAGTATGGGATGTGTGAAAAGTGCCACAAGTTATCTCCCTTGAACGCTCATCATTTCTACTCTCGGTCTATTAGAGCTGTACGTTGGGATTTAGAGAATGGGTTTTGTCTTTGTGTAGGTTGTCATACTTTCTCATCAAAGTTTTCTGCTCATAAAACTCCTGCTGAGTTTGTAGAATGGGCAATAGAACGTAGAGGCGAAGAATGGTATGATAATTTAAAGGAAAGAAAAAATCAAACTGTAAAATATATGGATGAAGATGTTGATATCTTAATGAAGGAATTATAATGTTTAAAACAGTTACAAGTGATAGTTTAGATTTCACTATGGATAAACAGGCACATTTATGTGTATCCTTCGGGTTGTATTATTTTTTTTACACCTATACCACCGATGCTATTTTAGCTATCTGTCTAGCCTTCTTACTAGGGTTTTTATATGAATTATTCCAGGGTTTTTCTACAAGACATTCTGGATTCTCTGCTATTGATATAATATATAACGTGATTGGGTTTGGTATTGCACATATATTACATAGGATTATATAGTGTCAAATAAACACAAAAAACTAAAGGAGTTATAATGTTTAAAATAAAAAAATTATTTAGTCTAGTAACGGGATTGTGGGCAGATACAGAAGCAGAGTTGAGTTCATTATCTAAAGAAGATTTAATTAACATCATTAATAATATAAGTAATAAAGTAGATAATATGGTAGAGATTATTGATGATTTATCAATATGCTCTCATTGTGATGGTGATATGCTTGGTATATGTGAACCATGTCTAGATGATATGGAAGAAAATAATTAGTATTATGGGGACACTAAGAAATAAATTAAACAGGTATTGTTTGAGTTATGAATCGAGTGCAAGGCTGTGGTTGGCTTCCCCATATAGATTTGAGATCAAAAGTGCTAAATAATAATAAAACCAGTGCTTTTAGCACGGGTTTGATTTGAATACCTTAAGTAAGATAGGTGGCAGCTACCATGATCTCAAAAGCATTAACGGAGTACCTAGTGATTAATCGTATACTATACAGACTGTATTGTTTTTTCTATTCATCTTACAAGGTTAGAAGTATGATAGCTAAGTTGGCTTGTCCACATAATGCTGAAGAACATTTTTGGCACGACGGATGTGTTGAATGTTCCTTTGATGATGACATAGCTTACCTCAAGGCTTGCGAAAAGAAAAAGGGAAAATAAATGAAAGTTAAAGACTTTATAAGATGGGCAGAGTCTATTCAAAAAGAAGAAAGTAGAATTATGCTTACAAAGGGTAAGGAATATACTGTAAGCGATGAGGATAAATTTAAAAACTTTAAGAGTATTGGGGAACGTATAAATATTGAACCTGAGAAGGTTGCATTGATTTATTTATTAAAACACATGGACTCTATAAGGAACTATGTTTTATCTGGGACAGAATCCTCCGATGAACCTATTATGGGTAGAGTTATGGATGCTCGTAACTACTTATTACTACTTGGGGGGATGATTGAAGAAGCAATGGACAATAAATGATTCTATTCAATGGGTAGTTGATGCTCTTGATAATACTGTTATAGAAAAAAGAGAACGAGAGAATCATAAATATGATGAAGTTAGAGCAGATTTAGATTTAAAATGGTGTCCAATATGTGAGTGCAAATGGGAAATATTTGATAATAGATTATGGTCATCCCCAGATAATGAACTATGGAAGAGTGAGATATGCAGAGACTGCATTGCGAAGTAAAAGATGGTAAGGTAATACTACCCTCTGTAGATTTAAAAGATGGTGAGTATTATTTTGAATTAAAAGAAGTCGGAGTAAGATCTGGTCAGCAAAATAATTACTATTGGAAGATTATAGATATACTATCAGAAGAATTAGGATATACAAAACAAGAGATGCACAAAACTATAAAAGATCATTTCAATATTGATTCTACAAAACATCTTGAACGTAAAGAATTTAGTGATTTTATAGAAAGGTTAATAAGATGGAGTGCAATAGAACTAAGTATAGTTATACCTGACCCCTGATTTTTAATTTATTCGATAGTTTATACTAGTTGTTCTCTTAATCTAACATTCGCACTAAATACGTTAGGTGCAACTTCAGTAAAATCAATAGGGTTTACAAGCCTTACATAGTGATAGCTAGTGTCATCGTAGTATATAAATTTCTTCCAATCTTGAACATTTGAGTTTAAAGCTTCTAAAGCAGTTTTTTGCGTACTTAATATATGTGAGAAAGAAAAATCCCATGTAGTTTTTGGAGCATGTCTTTTATTAGCGTATTCATTCCCACCATATGAGGTTACTATATCTGTCCCATATTCTTCTCCAATTTTTGAATTTATCTCTGGGTTTACATCGAAAGTATATTTTGAACCTATAATCATTTCAGATAAATAGTCGTAATTATTAGCAGTGCCATTATATATATAAATATACCTTTCACTTGATATAGCCGCTGCAAATATATTCCAATCAGTTGCTGGATGATCTACAGTCATAGTTGTTATATGATCTGTTCCAGTATTAAATGTATTATCTGTATCATTAGAGGCATAGATTAAGAGATCGTTTGTATCTGCACCAGTATGATATAGTGCAACCGTATCAGCAGTTTTTGCTGACCCTAGATCAATTTGTACTGTTTCATATTGCGACCAAGAACTAAAAGGTAAAGGGATGGATATATTTTGATCATTTATACGCTCAATGTTAGCTATAGTTGATGTATTAGCAGTGAATGTTTTTTCAGCCCCAGCTCCCCCATAAGTACCACTTTTAATTGTTGCTTCTGAAAATCCCACACTATCATATATAAATTGTCTCGCCATTACGATACCTCTGTTAAAGTTAATTTTGTCATATTAGGTAACTTAGATATGCTAGTCACTATAAAATAATCACTAGATACTATAGCTGCTCCATAGGCTTTTAAATCAGAAGGAATGTTAGAAATAATAACAATATCCCCAATTTCCAAATCTAAATATTTAGGACTGACTGTAGATAGTGAAACAACTAATTTTCTATCTTTCAACCAATCTAAGTAGCTATTACCTAAATTTTCTGCTGTAGTCTTATCTTGTATGCAATCAGCATCAAGCTCTAAAGTTAAATATTTATTATCAGTTGCGTACTTATCTCTACTGGTAGTATCATTAGAAGTATCACTAGACAATGTTTGTTCAGTCCCATAGTCATATTGATAATTTATATTAATTTTGTTTTTAACAGTATTGATAGAAGTCTTATTAAAACCCTCAAATTGACAATCATTAAAATCTATTGTTTTACTAGAACTAGAATAAGAAGCTGCCCTTAATCTTTGTCTCAGTGTGGCTTTACCTTCACCATTAAAAAAGAAATACAAACCAGCTTGTTTACATATCTTATTAATTAATCCAATACCGTCTATAAATTTATACTGAGAAAATGCAAATTTTACATCAAATACAGCATCTCCAAAGGCTGTGCCTAAAGTACCATTTGAAGTATTCCCAATAGCATCAAATGTAGTATAATCAATACTTGCAGTAGCTAGTCCAAGTTCAGTTCTTAGTATATCTTCGATTATATAAACTGGGTTTTGGATTAAATCATTCTGATTATAACCATTGTTCCTTGAGTTTGCATCTATCCAACTTCCGTATTTTCTACCCTTTGCTGCAATATAAACCACATCTACTTCTTTAGGTGCAGTTTTATCTTGATGGGTCACAAGTCGAGTTGTGGCTGATTGAGTTTCAGTCCATGAATCTATCCTACCGTCAAAACTATCTTTTCTAGACTGCTCAACTTCCCAAGTCCTAGTTAAATATTCTACAGTGTGCATTACCTTACCAAATCCTTTTTCAAGCTTATACTCTATTTCGAGTCCTACTTCTCTTATTCTTAATACTTGTCCATTGTCACTCGTTTGATCGTTTAAGGTAATTACAACTTGGCTCTCTAAGTCCCATGATTCTTTTTCAGCAGCGGATACAGATGATGTAAAATCAAATTCAGTTATTACATAGGCATTCGTATCGCTCCAAGTCCATCCTACCGCTCCTCCAAAAGCAGTAACTCCATAAGCTGTACTAGGTGCATTAGCACCATCCATTTCCCAGTTGAATATTAATTTAGCATTTGAAATTAAACCTAAAGCATCTAATTGAGGGATACCTAAAGTAAGGGTATCTAAAAAACCATTACCAGCTTTAGTCTCTAAAGTGGCTACTACTGTACTGTCATATAACATTATGGCTCTCTATCTATAGCAGCTTGCTGCCCAGTCAAAGGTTGATATGCAAAAAAGTCTCTACCGCTAAATTTTATTACTGGGGTACTGGCGGTGACTGTAACATTAGTATTTTCACATGCAGAATAAAGCCCATCATTATAGTGATATAAATTTTTAGTATAAAGTGTATGTAGAGCTACTGTATCTGGTTTTATTTCTACCTTACCAGTTGAGTGATTATATTGATCTACTACTATAGCTGGGACTTTTACGGATGAAACATATTGATCTAAAGGAGCAGGGTATGTTGTATCTATACTAAAATCTCCATAGAGCATTGGGATGGCAATCCCTCTATTTTTAGGAGGTGCATTTTGATATGACCCTTGACTTATACTAGAATTTGGTACTTCTGAATTATACTTAGCATTTAATGATTGTAATCTAAGGGTTATTTTTTTCTCATCATGTTTAAAATCTCCGCTTATTGTTCCAGTTGCAATTATTTCAGCATCAGAATCGCTAAGATTTTCATCATTAGCATATAGTTCCCATTTCCTATTCTCATAATTTTTAGAATTAACTAGATCGCTAAATCTGCCACCATCTATTGAGTTAGATATATTTATAATAGTGATAGACCATATATTCTGATTAGCCATAAAGTTTTCAGGGTCAAGGTTGAAATTTAAACTCCCCCAGCTAGAAATTAATCCAGGATAATATACACTAGATATTGTCCTAGATTTGTCAGATAACCCAGTAAATCCAGTCTCATCGCCATTATATAATTTTAAAAACCAATAGCAAGACGTATTAGCTTTACTTAATTGGGTTGTAAGATTAGTATTAAAACTAAGCAATCCTCACTCCGCTTCGATTGATTGCTGGGATTAATTCATTCCTAATGTAATCTTCTTGTACTACTCCACCATTAATATTGATTGTAACTCCAGAGCCTTGCATTGCTCTTTCTTCAGGTCTATCTATAGGAGTAATTTGAACATGTTCTCTCCCTGATTCTCCTACCATAATTAATTCTGGTTTATTTGTAACAAAATTTCCACCTTTAGCAAATTGCTGTGCTTCTATTGTAGCTACATTAGCAAGACCAGTAGCGATTACTGCCGCCATAGCAATGTAATTATACGGTGGGACACCTGAAGCTAGGGCTTTATTTGCTGCTGAATATGTATCAATTACAGCTACCGCTTGAGCCAATCTTTTAGATGCTTTAGCAGAACCGCCCATTGCTGTATTTAATTTACCTAAAGATGCTACTGCTGTTGATGTAGTTTTAGCTCTTGCATCTTTTAGTTTTTCTTCTAAGGTAGTTTGCTGGAGTGTTAGTGACATATTTTTTTTACGCATTTCAATCTCTGTAAT